ACCTTGCAAAGAAAGGCCCGATATCTGTAGCTGGTAAGGGCGCAGTAACCGTGACGGGCCTAGATCGCGTAACAGCAGAGTATTCAATAACGGCAATGGACAGGACTGCTGGTTGTATTCTCCGTGTTGATGCTTGGAAAGATGGAAAGCCCGAAATCAGTGTTCACAATCAATGGTTTATTGTGGATAGAATTGGAACAGACTTAGGTAAGTTGACACGAGTTAATGACTTGGACGGCTGGATTGTTACAAAAATCGTGCCAAACAAGTATATCATCGTAACAGACCCTTCCGGAAATGAAGAGGAAATTGCGGTCGGATTCGCACAACATATCGCAAGTGAAAGAAACAAGACAGCAACAGCGCAGATACCCGAAATTCTCAGGTTGCAGAAAAAGCTGATTTCGGATTTCCAAAGAGAGTTTGCGAGAGGCCCGTCTGAAAATATGGGCGGCAGGTATATGGACAAGTTCGAGAGTTTTATTGGCGATATCTGGAATTATAGCTATTCCGAGAGACCAAAAGTTCAGGCATTGCGAAAAGAACTGTTTGATATTGTGACAGGAGATACGACAAACATATTCGCAAGTGAAAGGACCGAAATGAATATAACAGCTTCCGCAGGACCTTACACCTTATTGACTCAGATTCAGGACGATCTGAGACGAGGCAGGCTGGAAGATGAAGAACACCTGAAACTCGTCGGGCATGGCTTCGGGCACACAAAAGGCGCAGACTATATCTTCGGAACCCCAGGATCGGATATCGTGTATGCCTTAATCGGATTCGCGTCAGGACATAATAATCAAGAAGAAGTCCTTGATATCATCATCCGCAATATCAATCAGGCGTTAAGGGATAATCGCCCCTTTGAAGGCCTGCGCGGAGAACAAATCGAAACGCATAACCTTTGGATGGAGATGATGGGAAAGAAGAGATTAGGTGGAACACAAAACAAAGAGGAGGGAGTCATGAGCAGAGAGAGACTGACAAGTAAGGAAGATTCGATCCAAGCAGCACTGGCAGCTTTAACGAAGGCTATTAGCGCGGCAGATGATAAGGACATCGCAGCAGAAGCGGATAAGGCGGCAAAGGAAGAAAAGGAGATTACAAAGTCTCCCGTTGCCGACCAAGGTGATCAAAATGCAAAGGCAAATGCAAATTGGCCCCTGACAGACGCAGAACGCAATAAAGTAGCAACTACGCTGATAAAGCTCGCAAAGGCAATGCTGGACGACGGAAAAGACGCATAGAACAAGTTTCATAATTTTTTGATATTTTGTTCTATGGGTAGAGGCTGTTGTTTTTGGAGTACGAACACAACCGAAGGAGAATCGTAATGAATCGTGACGAACTTATGGCTAAGATCGCGAGTCTGGAAGCGAAGTTGGCTCCCAGTCCCCGCACATCGATTGCCTCAGAGATCGCATCTCTGGAACAGCGAATAGCGGCAATGAATGACGAAGATGACGAGAAGTGCGCTGCCGACAAAAAGGAAGAAGAAAAGAAAGCCAGCCTTGTCGATCCTAACGGAATCGAAGAGGAATGCAATCAAGACCGCTTCCATACCGTCGAACGCATCACTCATGGCGAAGAACTGACAGATGCAGAATCAATGGAAGCAGTCGGACGCCAAGTAGGTCGCTCGGCTCAGGCTTCTACGGGCTTGCTGAAACAGGCTTCGATGCGCTTGGATAAGGTCGCGGACTATTGTGAGAAGATGGGGAACACAAAGCTGGCATTGGAAATCGATAAGATTGCAGATGCCGTAGACGCTCGGATAACAGGAGGAAAGTAGAAATGTCAAGAGTAAGACTAACAGAACGTATGGCGGCAGATATGAGTATTCCTTATCCTGGCAATGTGAATCAGCCAGACAGGAAAGACCCCGCATGGGATCAGTATCACACGTTTGAGCAGCAAGTAAATCACGAACTGCCCGATATGCGTCACGAGTGGCAAGATAATCCCCGCGACGAAATCGGATTTGGCATCCCGAAGAAAAGCGATCTGACTGTCGCTTCTGTTCGTGTTGCCGCTAACAAGGCAGTCCGTATTGCTGTCCTGTTGCTCGGCGAAAAGGTCAAGGACGCTGCGATTGAAGAGCAGGCCCGTGACTTTATGGCAATGAGTGGCGATTCAATGGACCGTACTCTCGCACGTTTCACAGCAACACAGAAACTCTACGCCGAAGATGACGAGAAGGACGAAGAGAAGAAGGCTGCTAAGGAAGACGATAAGGACGAGAAGAAAGCAGCCGACGAGAAGGACGAAGAGAAGAAGGCTGCTAAGGAAGACGATAAGGACGAGAAGAAAGCAGCCGACGAGAAGGACGAAGAGAAGAAGGCCGCTAAGGAAGACGACAAGGAAGATAAGAAAGCAGCCGACGAGAAGAAGGATGAAGAGAAGAAGGCTGCTAAGGAAGACGACAAGGAAGATAAGAAAGCCAGCCTGATCAAGGTTCTTCAAGCAGCTCTCGAAGATCTGAAGAAGGACGATGAGAAGAAGGCTTCTGATGACTTGGCAAAGGGTAAGGACGCCGTCGCTGCCAAGGAAGACGATAAGGACGAAAAGAAAGCAGCCGACGAGAAGAAGGATGAAGAGAAGAAGGATGCTGCTAAGGAAGACGATAAGGACGAAAAGAAAGCAGCCGACGAGAAGAAGGATGAAGAGAAGAAGGCTGCTAAGGAAGATGACAAGGACGAGAAGAAAGCAGCCGACGAGAAGGACGAAGAGAAGAAAGCTGCTAAGGAAGATGACAAGGACGAGAAGAAAGCCGGAATGAACGATCTGGATATCGAGATGACGGGTGCCGATGAAGGTGAACTCGCTCCCGATGCAGAAGCCGATTCCATGCTTGCTTCTTTGTTTGCAGCGGACGAGGCTCCCGCAGAAGAAGTTAAGGAAGAAAAAGCGGCAAAGAAAGCCGGAATTAAGAAACTTGGTGGACAGCCAAAGGTAGCTTCTACAAGCAACCTGACAACTGACATCAGCAGCATTTGGAATTCGGCACCAGATGTCAGCGACGTGTTCGGTAACTGATTGCCGAGTTTGGAAACATAGAACAAGGAGGATCGTGGAATGAGTATGTCAATATTGATCAGAGGGCAGTTGGATTCGATTCCGGTGCTTGCAGATGTTTGCTTCACAAAGGCAAATTATCCGTCAACATGCGGCGCGAATAGCACCCTGAGCGTGAATACGCCCCGTGGTGTCCTTGGTGGTAGCGTGGCGGGTCTGAGCGGCGGAAGTGACTACACAGCATTCCCTTGCAACGAAACGCTGATGCCTCTCGGTCTGTTCGTCAATGATGCGGCTGGTGCTGCATTCGAGAACAGCCCTGCGGTAGCAAGTGGTAAGATCGCAATCATGAAGGCAATGGCTTCTGTTGAAGTCGATGTCTATGAGACCTATGCAAAGGCCGATGGCACTACCGCTCTCGCCTATGCTGTTGGTCAGTATCTGTACAGTTCGCAGGACGGCTTGCTGACTTACGAACACGCAATCGCAACTGTGGTTGTTGGTATCGTGACAAAGGTTCCTGTAACTGCAAGTCCAACTCTGGGCGTGGATATGCGGATATAGTTTGGAGCTGCTGAACGCATCGAACACGATGGTTTGGCAAAATGGTCAACGTCTCTTGACCATTGACCTTCAAAGGTTGCTCTGCTTCTGGTGAAGTGGAGCGGCATAGAAGGATGAGACAGGAGGAAAGTAGCAATGGACAATCAGACAAAGAACGAGATCATTGCGCAGCACATCCGTACCGCCGCTGGTCGGCAACGTTTGGCCGCGTCGATGATTCAACCTCTCCGGCGTCGGAGAGACTATACATCCGTGGGACGTAAGGCATTCTATGTCGAAGCCCTGCCGGATGGTGCCTTGCCGATCTACGACAAGGACCCCAACATCACTGCGTATGTGATCGGGGAAGAAGGCGAGAACATCGTGGCAGTCGCAAAGCCCAAGAGGGTGCTGTTCCCGCTGTTCGAGATTGCATCGAATCCTGAAATCCAACTGACCGAGATCAAGCAGAGGCGTTTCGATCTGATCGAACGTGCTGTGGATCTTGCGAAGTCCGAGATTCAGGCTGAAGAAGATCGCAAGGTTTTCGCAGTCATGGATGCTCTGGCGGCTGATCCTACCAATCCTAATCCGACGATTGCCGTAACTGGTAATCTGACGGCAAACGCTCTCGCGGATGCTTTCGCGGATGTGGAACGGACAGATATCCGTGTCGCAAGTGTGTTCCTGAACGCCAAGGACTATGCTGACCTGCGCAAGTGGGATCGGGATACCTTGGACATCGAGACTCAGGCTGTCTTGCTGAAGACAGGTCTGATGGCTACGCTGTGGGGTGCGAAGTTGATCGTGTCCCGTATCGTTCCTGAAGGCAAGGTCTATGTCTGCGGCGAAGCAGAATTCTTCGGAC